GCGGACTATTTTGCAAGGCGGAGGACGGCACCTACACTTTCCACGAAGCAGAGACTAAGGCACAGTGGTTCGCGGGCATCGACCCTCAGTACGTTAAGTCACCGAAGGGCGGCAAGACCTCCGAAGAGATAGCTGCGATACAAGACACTGCGGCGGCGGAGGCGCCAGATAGGCCCAGCTTAGATTTGACCGGAGCCTCTGACCGCCTGCTCTCTGAGCTACGCGAGCGCTTAGATAAGATGAACGGCACGGAGGTTCGCATCGCCAAAGACGCCGCTACGGTAATTAAGGCTGAGATCGAACTAGCACAGCTACAAAACAGCTTGGTGCGCCGCGAAGATGTTTATGTACAAATGTATGAGTTCGGCCAGATGGTGCGTCAGCGCCTCGAAGGCGTACCGGTCCGGGTAGTAGATTCGGTCATGGGCGCGGACGGCCGCGTTGAGGTCATGCAAATTATATCCCAAGAGATAGACAGTGCCCTCGAAGGGCTCACTAGAGTACCCGAAATTAAAAACGAATAGATATGACCTGCGAAGAGAAGAGAGATTTCATTCTACAAGACCGCGAATGGTCTTATTTCGCCTACCGTTTCTGGCACAAAGATTGGCCGTCAGGGCGAACGCTTGCTCAAGCCTACAAAATAGCCTCAAAGGACTAAATTATGCTTTTCAACACGCTTAACGGCTTTTTTGACGGGTTACGACCGCCTCCGAGGCTTACGCCCACACAATGGGCGGATAAGCACCGCGTTTTGTCTTCCAAGGCCAGCGCGGAGCCGGGGCTATGGCGGACCTCTAAAACGCCCTATTTGGCTGAGATAATGGACAATTTCGACGCCCACAGCCCGGTAAAAGAGGTTATTTTCCAAAAAGGAGCGCAAATTGGAGCTACAGAGGTGCTTTACAACATAATGGGCTACTTCATCGACGTAAACCCAGGTCCGATCCTTTCGGTCATGCCTACACTCGGTATGAGCGAGCAGAACACTAAGATGCGCTTCTCTCCTATGGTCGAGGCGTCGCCCACCCTGCTAGAGAAAGTCGGCAAGGGCAAGACGCGAAGTTCTAGCAACACAATGACGCAAAGAGCTTTCCCGGAGGCGCCATCATCTTTGGAGGTGCCAACTCCCCGGCGAGCCTCCGTAGTTTGCCGATTAAGGTGCTATTGATGGATGAGATCGACGCATACCCGCCCGACCTCGACGGCGAGGGAAGCCCGGTTGAGCTGGCAAAGACTAGAACGTCAACTTTCGGCAGCTCCAAAAAGATAGCTTACGTATCTACGCCTACCGACGAAGACACTAGCCTTATCGCTGAGTACTTCAAGGCCAGCGACATGCGGTACTACCATGTGCCGTGCCCCCACTGCGGCTTAATGCAGCGGCTTGTGTGGGCCAGAATGATCTACGACTCCGAGGTGCGGGAGATAAAAGACGTAAAGTACCAGTGCGTCGGCTGTGAAGAGTTGATCGAAGAACGCCACAAGTCCAAGATGCTGGCCCAAGGTGTTTGGACGGTCACTAATCCCGAAGCGGCCAGCAAGACGCGACGCGGATATCACCTTAGTAGCCTGTACAGCCCACTCGGCTGGAAGAGTTGGGCGGATATCGCCAACCAGGTCGAGACGGCGGAGCGCGAGAACGACGACGCAAAGCGCAAGGTGGTAGTAAACACCGTGTTCGGCGAGACTACTAAGAACAAGAGCATAACGCCTAAGCCCCAACGCCTGTACGACCGGGCGGGCGGCTACGCGCGCGGGGAGATACCTGACGGTGCGGCCATTCTTACGGCAGGCGTCGATGTACAAAAGAACCGCTTAGAGGTAGAGGTCGTCGGATGGGGGTACATGGGCCGGTCATGGAGTATTGACTACCACGAAATACCAGGAGACACCACGCAGCCCCACGTTTGGGACGAACTGACTCGTTTACTCTACCGAACTTGGACGCGGCCCGACGGACGGGAGCTAGGATTGAGTAAGATGGCCGTTGACTCAGGCTACAATACCGTTGAAGTGTACGATTGGTGCCGCCGCCACAGCTCCGCGCTCGTTATGGCGATTAAGGGGCAAGACAACTCCAAACAATCGACCATACTCAGGGCCAGCCAAGCGGTTGACCTTACTGGCAACGGTAAGAAGATCGCAGGCGTAGGACTTTGGACTATCGGGGTAGACTTGATAAAGTCGGGCGTATATGTTAAGCTAAACCAAGACTTGGACAGTCAGGGCACACCGCCGTCGGGCTACTGCCACTTTCCGGACGGCTACCCCATGGAGTACTACAATATGCTTTGTGCCGAGCGCCGGGTCGCCCGCAAGGACACGCGCGGCTACTTAAAGTGGACTTGGGAAAAGCTGCGCCCTCGTAACGAGGCGTTTGACTGCCGGGTGTACGCCCGTGCCGCCGTCCATTTAGTTGGCGTAGACCGCTGGGCCGAGTCGGATTGGGACGTAGAGATGCGGACGGGCTACACGCCGCCGAAACCTTCCAACATGGATTTAGTTTACTTGACGAAGCCTGACATGCGCGAGCCGGAGCCAGCGGTCAAAAAAGCGAAGAAACGGAGGCGCCCAAGCTCGCATTGGTCATGACCTAATTTTACCTTATCTTCACCCACCTAAATACAACAAAAATGGCCGCTATTACTTACTTTACCGCCGCAAACTACACTCCGTCCTTCACCCAGGAGAACTTAGACACGCTTAACGCCGCTATTGTGACCGGCGCTACGCAGGTACAGTACGGTGACAAGATGGTCACTTACCGCAGCTTGAACGACCTAATGCGCCTTCGCGGGCTTATTGTGGCGGAGTTGAGCGGTGGAAGTACTGTCAGTTTTGGCCGCCGCACCGTCGGGGTGTTCCATTCCACTAAAACGATCCACTAATGAACCCAATCGACAAAGTAATAGATTTTTTCTCTCCGGCGTTGGGGTTAAAACGACAAGCTACCCGCGACTCGCTTTCGCACTACCGCAAGTACGAGGCGGCGGGGCGGACCAAGCGCACAAAGAATATGCCGGGGTCGGCCTCTGACGCATCCAGCGAAATAGGTATGGCCACGCCGCTACTTCGCGCCCGCGCTCGGTACATGGTTCGGAACAACTCGTGGGCAAAGCGTGGCATTCGCTCTTTGCGATCTAGCATTGTGGGGCGCGGCGTCAAGCTAACCTTAGACGGTCCCGACACCAAGCTGGTAAAGCGCGCTGAGACTATGTGGAAGGCTTGGGCGGAGACTACCGCTTGCGATTTCTACGGACGCAAAAATATGTATGGCATCCAGCGCCAAGTGGTTAACAGCGCCCTCGTTGACGGTGAGCTACTAGTGCGAAAGGTGAAGCTTCCAAAGGCTAACGGCAACGTGCCCTTGCAGCTACAGGTACTTGAGGCCGACTTTCTCGCTGAGGGAGTTGTCTTAGAAGCTCCGAGCCTCGGCAACGGAAGCTACATTGAAAACGGCATCGAGTTCAACGGCAAAGGCCAGCGGCGAGCCTACTGGATATACGACAGCCACCCCGGCAGCAGCAACTTACACTCTGGCCCCGGCACTACGCGGGTGCCTGCTGAGGACATGCTACACATCTACATGGAGGAACGACCGGGCCAGAACCGTGGAGCCTCCGAGATGTCGTCAAGCATGATTAAGTTACGTGACCTCGACGACTTCGGCGACGCCACAATGATGCGTCAAAAGATAGCTTCTAGCTTCGCGGTGTTCATCCATGGTGACCAAGGCGGCCGACCTGCCTCTGACGATGAAGGCTACTTGCCGGAGCGCATCGAGCCGGGAATGATCGAGCGCCTTAACCCCGGCGAGAGCGTCAGCTTCGGCACCCCGCCCGCGACGCGGGAGTACCAGCCCTACACGGCGCGTGTCTTGCAAGAGATAAGCGCGGGCATGAACGTCAGCTATGAGGCAATGACTAACGACTACAGCAACGTGAACTTTAGTTCGGCGCGCATGGCATGGATGGAAATGCAGCGCACGGTCGAGGAGTGGCAAGACGAGATCGTCATTCTGCAACTCGGTGGCGGTGTATGGAAGTGGTTTACGGAAGCTGCGGCCATCGCGGGCATGCTTTCCCCCAAAGCAGACTTGCAAACCTCTTGGACGCCACCACGGCGCAAGATGCTCGATCCGGTCAAAGAGACTAAGGGCGTAGTGGACAAGCTACGCGCCCGCCTTATCTCTTGGCAAGACGCCGTGCGCGAGATGGGCTACGACCCCGATGTGCTTGAGGCTCAGATAGTAGCAGACATTGAGCGGTTTGACAAGGCCGGCATTAAAACCTCCGCTGACATCTCTCACGATAAAGGCGGCGAAGCCAGCTCCGAAGAGGCTCCTGTCAAAATCGCGTCGAAGGAAAAGAAACCTGTCAAAATTGCAGGACCGAAGTAAAATCCGTATTATTGCACCATGACAGCAGCACCCACAAAGTCCGGGGACCAATTTCACAGGTCTTTGGTAGGTACATACCGTCCCACAACGGCTAACGCGGACAACCTTACCGTAGAGGTAACGATGTCCACAGAGACGCCTTATGTGCGGATGGATGAGTATGGTACGATGTACAACGAGGTGCTTAGTCACGATCCGGGGCACGTTCGCCTTGATCGGATGAACAGCGGTGCGCCTACGCTCGACAACCACAACCGGCACGGTAGCGTCAACGATAACGTCGTCGGGGTGGTAGAGTCTGCCCGCATCGACACCGCCACTAACGAGATGGTCGGTGTTATTCGTTTCGATACCGGTGAGACGGGTCGGTCACTGCACCGCAAGGTTTCTGAGGGCATCCTACGGAAATTCAGCATTGGCTACACCCGATTCAAGTACGTAGACACCGAGGTCGAGGGCCAGATCGCCACTCGCACCATTACGGATTGGCAGCCCTACGAACTTTCTGTAGTTGCTGTTCCCGCCGACAACAACGCAAACTCAAGATCAAAAGATTTTAATAACGTATCTAATTCACCAACGATGAAAGAGAAAGTCGCCGATAACGGCAACCCTTCCGCAGCCGCCGACGACACTCGCGCCGCTGCACCCGCTACCGCGCCCACGGCCGGTACGCAAGCCCGTGCTTCTAGCGCGCCAGTACCGCAAGTGACCGCACTTGATGTCAACGAGGCGGTCGTCCGCACTCTGGCCGCCGAACGCACCCGCTCCGCCAACATTCACGACCAAGTACGTTCTGCCGGCCTCGAAGCCAGCTATGCGACCGAACTCGTTAATGCCGGAACTTCTGAGCTGGACGCAAGCCGCGCCATTGTGGCTAAGTGGTCCGCCGCCAACCCCATCATTAACGGCAACGTACCC